GTTGTACTTGTGTAGGCACTTGTTGATATGTAGTAATGTCTGCGCCTAAAGCATTAACCAATGCTAATGTTGTTAATTGTGCTACTGCATCATATTGACTATCAAAACTTTGCATAATCTCTTTAGCTTTTTCTTGTTTAGCTTCTTGTTTTTTTGTAGGCTTTTCATCTTCAGCTTTAGCTTCTTTTACTTCTTCTTTAGGCTCTTCAGTTTCTTCTTTGGCCTCTACTTTTTCTTCAGTTTTTGTTTTTTCTGCTACTTCTTTCTCTTCGACAGGTTCTTCCGTTTTTTCTTCAACTATTTCTTTCGGTTCTTCTTTAGGCTCGTTTACAGGCTCGTCAGACGCTGTTGTTTCTGTAGTAGGTTCTTCTTCCTTAACTTCTTCTACAGGTTCTCCTGGTTCATTTACAGGGGACGAAATTTCTTCAGAAGGGCTCTCAGGCTTAGGTTCAGGCTCAACCACTGCTATTTCAGGTTCGGGCTGTGATTCTACTTCTACTGGTTCAGGTTCCGTGGGCATAGTGTCTGGCATCTCTACTGGTTCAACATTTGTATTGGAAACTGTAGTGTTTGGAACTTCAACAATTTCTGGTAAATCCATAACTTGTTGAATATCTTCTGTAATAGTTTCAACTGTTGCTACAGGTTCGCCAAGATTTAATGTAGGCGTAAATCCTGCATCATCTATTGCTTGTATTTCTATAGGTGCAACAGTAGTAGTTAAATCCACACTAGGCAAATCTACAGTCATAATAGCTATCTCAGGTATTTCTGGTGCTATAGGTTCTGGGTTTACTACATTTGTAGTTACAACAGGTGTGTTTAAAATATTAGTAGCTGTATTATTAATTTCTGTTTGTATAATTTGGTAAAATATTTCTTCTGTAATTTGTGTAGTGATATAATTATAGTTTACTAACAATTCTACATTATCAAAATAATAATTTTTAGCTCCTCCAACAGATACAAACAATTTATCTAATCCTCCTGCAAAATCATAGTTACCTGCATAATTGTAAGAAGTATTAGAATTATGATTGTTGTAAGCAAAATCTGTTTTATCAGTCCATAATAAAACATTCTCGTTGTAACCTTTTAATTCAAAATACATAGAAGAATTAGATTGTGAGTGCCAACCATCTAAATTCCAATTTAACGCTCCTCCTTCTTCTATATGAAATTGTGATATACTTATATTTTGTTGAAACGTGGTTAAAGAATTTGACGTGCCTTTAGCACACCTGCCACCACCACTAAATTGTGAAGGACAATTTGGCATACTTGCAGATCCGATTCCCCCCCAATCCTGATCCATATCTCCCTCGTACCTAGTGGCTACGACACCTGTATCTCCGTCTAATATATCGCCTGTTGTTTTATTTTCAATAGTTGTTGTTGTAGTTGTAGTAGTGGTAATTTCTAAATCACCTTGCATCTCTGTTTCAGAAGTAGAAGTAGAAGTTGTGCTTTCATCTTGCATTTGAGCATTAGAGGAAAAGCAAAAACAAAAGAACACTAAAAATACCCAAAGCACCCTCATCAGTTATTATCTCCTCATCTTTAACATTTTCTTTAACCCACTTATCATAGTCAGGTCTTTTCTCTGGGTTCTCAGCCCAACCTTTTGCTGCCTCTAGCCCAATTTTTCCATAAAACGGACACGGTGTACCAGCCATTTCCATACTCGCAAACACCCTTTCATCCTGACATAACATTGCTACAGCACCAACTTTCATACCCATTGCAAATAATGCCCTAGATAATTTAAGTCTTTCACAATTTAAATCTCTTAAAGCAGCACCACCAGCTAAACCTAATATAGAACTTTGTAATGCAGCACTAGCAGCAAAACTACAGACATCTTGATTGTTAATAACTACACTAGGAGCGGATGCGGTACTTGGCGTACGGTCTACGGTCGTAGTGCCACTGACCGTGGATGAGGTAGAGGACACCGTATTTGTCTGTGCGTATCCTGTACTACATAGCGTAAGTAAAGCTAAAAAAATAGCTACGATTAATACTGCTATTAATTTGTTCATCATTATTCAACCCAAACTCCATATTCCATCAACTTAGCCAAACGTTCGCTTCGTGACTTTACTTGCGTTGCCCAAGCACTTGACCGCATTTGATTGGAGGCTTCTGCCCAGTTTTCTTCTTGTAAAGCTTGAAACATTTTAGGCCATTTGTCAGGGTTAAATCGTGTTAATCCCATATTAAATAGCATATCTAATAAAACTGCCTGGCGTGTACTATCGAGTTCATTATAAATATCCCAGGATTTAGCTTCTTGTTCTACACGATCTATATCAACGTGTAACATGAACCGTGCTTCTTCTTCCGATATTCCTAAACCATCGCCTGCAACGTTTCGACCAACGCCAATGGTCGGGTGTCCCTGGGCCACGTCCCCTTTACTAAGGTCTTTTCCTGTTGCATCATCGTACACTTTTAATTTCATACCTTCATGAAGGATTAACATATTAGCAAGTTTGGTACGATCTATTGGCATTAACGTATTCCTAGAACTTTGTTAGTTTCTATTTCTCGTAAAACATCACGTCCTGCGCTTATTCCTTGGTTAACTCCTTGATTAACATTTTGTTTGACTTCTTCTGGAATATTATCGTCAACTGTTTGCACAGTTTCGCTAATGCCTATTGCAGGAGCTTTTCGTAATTGTTGGTTAATAAGTTCTCTACGACGGCGTGTACCATAAGAAGTTATATCTTCTCCTAAATCTAAACCAAAACCTTTGCCTTCTCTTAGTAATCCTGTACGCATTTGAGGTTTTGTAAACCAATTTAAAACACGTCTACTACGTAATATTTTACCTAATCCGTAAATAGTTGCTACTTCACCAGCAAAAGAAGCGGGATTTGCTAATAAACGCATACCAGCACCGGCTATAAATACAGCTGGTGCAAGTCCAGCTTTACCTTTAAATGCTTGATTAGATACTAAAGCCGCATCTTTAGCTACTTTTAATAATCCATCTACATCTTTTTGACTTCCTAAAATATTTGCTAAAGCACTATTCTTATTCATTTTTTTTATGTTTGTTTCCATTAATTCACCAAAAGCACCCGTTTCGATAGATCCAGGAGTTATACCTTCTGGAAAACTATTATTAACAATACGAGCCATTGTCATATCTCGTATATTTTCTAAAGCAGCTTCGGCAGCTTCATCTCCTTGAGAAGCACGTATGCGCGTCATTAAAGTAGTAATATTATTTCCTTTATCTAACAAACCTGTAACTAATGTATCTACATCATCAATTTTACCACTGTTAATAGCTTTTAAAAACGCATCTTGCCCTTCTGCTTTTCCTTGTGCTATAGCTGTTTGCACTTTTCCTATTTCTTCACGAATTGCAGGAAGATACATATCATCTCCAATTTGAGAGATTTTTATAGGATTTCCTTTTTTTACAGTGTTAACAACCAAAGCATCTTGAGCCGCTTGATCTATTCTTTTAAAATTGTTTCCAAATAATATTTGAGCAACACCACTATCTTTTATTTTATTAAATTCAGTAGCAAATTTTCCTAGATTTGTTCCTGTTTCGTCTATGTTATTACGTAAACTTGTTCGTAACCATTGATTTCCTAGCATATCACGAATACGGTCTTTAATAACAGGAGCTGATCGTCGAGCCGTAGCGTCTAATAAATTTATATTCATTTCAGAAGCTACTTGTTCTAAAATTCTTTTAGCTCCTGCATCGCCTGCTTTATCAGCTAAATTTGTAGCAGCATCTCCTACCCAATTAGGAATTCTTGGTATTATTTGTTCTAAACCTTCAGATTTTCGTAAAGCATTATAAGCAGTTACGTTTCCTTCTTCAGCAAGTGTTTTTAAAGATTGAAAAATTGCCGGTTCTGTACTTTGAATTTTGCCTACTAATTTACTAGAAGGTTCTACAATATTAAGCCACATTTTTAATTTTTCAGGTTGATTAGCATTAACAATAAATTGATTAATTTCTGACATATCTACAGCTACTTTACCTTCTACTTTTTTAATAATTAATTCTGCTGCTTCGCTACTAAATAACGCTTTACCGTCTGCGTAATGTTTATTAGCTTCAGCTAAAAGTTCATAACCTCTGCGTATTTCTTGAACTTTAGCAGGTGACTGAAAACCTTGAAAAGTTTTTACCGCTGCTCCGCCAATAGTGTCTATTCCTGTTGAACTTTTAAATGCGGCAGAACCTAAAATGTTTTGTTGATTTACAAGCATTTGATCTATAGATTCCGCTAATATTCCAGCTTGTTTAGAGGCCACCGTCCCTATTAACATAGGATTATTTCTTTCTGCATTTAAAGCACTTCGTAAACTATTAAGTTCCGTCATAGAAAAATTTTTAGATAATGGTTTTCCTGCTTGATCTACAGCTTTACCTGCAATTTTATCTTTTAATAATTTTATTAAAGGACCACCTAATATTCCTTGATTTCCTGCTACTTCAAAAATGTTTGATGTTAAATTGTCTAAAGCTTTTACTAATGGTGCAGGATTAAATTGACTACCTTCTAAAGCTTTTTCAGCATTTCTATATAAATATGCTGAATCTTGTTTAAATAAACGTGCTGCATCACTTAAAGCAATAGAAAAATCTTCTGCAAAAGCCCCTGTTAACTCTCCTGGTAATCCTTCATCTTTTAAATTTGTAGTAATAATTTTATTAATTTCTTTAAACTCTTTTTCTATTACTTCTGTTAAATGACGATTAGCTAACCGAATAGCCTCATCTGGGTCAGCCATTGTTTCTTTAATCGTATTACTAATAGCTGTAGCTTGGTCATTTAATAATTCTTTTGCTTCTGCTCTTGTAATATCTCCTCTTGTTTGTTTTGCTATAATTTCTTTTACATAATCTGAATTAGCACGCGCTGCTTTGCGACTAGGAAGAATAGCTTCATAAATAGCTTGCATTCTTCCTAAAAAAGCTTTTCCTGTTGCTTCTTCAATATTAGGACGAGCTCCTGCTTTTATAGCTCTGTTTACATTTATTCTTGCTTCTTCTGTTGCAAATTTTACAGCTTTACTATTACTCATGCCATTAGCTACTAATTCTTCTATACGAGCTTCTGAAGGTTTTGGCCCTGGTCCTTTAAGTACTCTACGTCCTAACGCAAAGGCTCCTCTAAAAAGTCCTTCACCTGCAAACATCATACCTGCTTCCCAAGCCATATCTTTGTAAACATCTGTTTTAGATTGTAATTGAAAACCTTCTAAATGTTCTAAGTATTCATCAATACCTTTACCTGCAAACGCAGAACCACCCATTATAAGCATAGATGCAGGAATACCCACACCCGTACTAGCTATACCTGCTGCTAAAGTAGCTGTTAAAACACCTTTGTATGCTCCGCCAAACCGTGCAAAATCATAACGGCTCATGCCTTTACGATTAACTTGCATTGTACCACTATCAGGTAAATCATATTTCTTTTTAATTTCTGGAGCTATATTATCTAAGTTTAAAACATAATTATTTTGACCACGTTTTTCAAAACTATTAGGACCAAACTCTGAAGCTAATCGTGCTTCACGTTCTTCATCGTCATCAGCTTTTCCGTAGAAATATTGAAAACTTGCATTTGCTACTTCTAAATCTGGGTGCGTTAACGGTGGGCCTTGATCCTCTGGAGCTTGTCGATTTGCTCTTCTTTCATTAGCACGAGTTATTATGTCTGCTGGAAGCATAGAAGAACTTTCTTCTACAACTTCTTCTTTAACTTCAAATAATTCTGGTTTTTCTTCTTGCATTTTTTTT